AAAGTCCATCATGCAGCCTTTCTGAAATAACCGTAGGGCAAGCCCTGCGTGAAACAAAAATAGTCGGCGTCACCATTGGCATGTTCGGCATCCATCAACCATGCAATCACACGCTCACGGTCAGCGCCAGTGTGCATGAGACTGGTCACACGGTCTTCAAACCGCACAATCGCGTCAGCTTCAGCGGTCTTACGGTCAGACTCTTCACGCTGAATAACACTGCCCAGGCCGGCAAACTCCTGTTCAAAGTCTGCCAGAGTCCAGGTGGACGTATCAATACCACGGGGACGATGGCCATATGCATCCTTGTACATGTCCCAATAAGTGCCTTGGGCTTGCTCAAGATCTGTCATGTCTTCCCAAGATTTCAACTGTTCCATTGCTGACTCCTTTTTGCTTTGTATGCCACTATTGTAACAGTTTGCTCATTATTGAGCAACCGATTTCACACGCACGTCAGTGTTGAGTGCAGGTGTATACTTTTGTATTAACTCGCGCTCTAACTTGTGTGCAACATCTTTGCCACGCACAATGTCCACGATTGCGTAGTTAACAGCACTCTCACCAGCCGCACGGATTGCATTGTACAGGTTCCAGTTCTTGTCTTCTGTTCTGCTACGGTAGATGTGTTTGTTTACGCGGCTCTGAAGCGACATGTTTATGGTGCGCTGAGTTTTAGCGGTAATACCAATGTAGTACTCCAATCCAATTTGGATCATGTACACAATGTGGCTTCGATCAGTGCGTTTCTTTCTCATCATGTGTGTATTATAGCATTTTGAGCATTTCCGGTCAACCAAAATGTAATACTAAAAAAGTACTACCAGATCAGTAAGTCAAACTGTTGATAAACCTTTGCATGTCGCCATGCAGTGTGGCCATCATGGCTTCTCGGCTGCCGAACATCACCAGTTTGTTCAGCTTGCGATTGTTCACCATGTAGTAAGGACAAGTCATGCGTCGATCCATGGCCAGCAGATTCTTGGGAGTCAACAACTTTTCTGACAGTTCAAATGTGTAACTGCTTAGTTCCAACAAGTTTTCAAACACATAGAAACCTTCATATGTGAGTCTTAGGCCGCCATCATTTCGGATGTTTTGCCACCAAGTGGCCATGGCTGCATCCAATGACGGAGCATCAGGATAACGTGTTATGAGTTCTTGAGTGAGTTGAAATTTATTGAGCATTGGGGTATATCTTATCCCCTTGGATCAATAGTACCACTGAAAACTTGTCAGTGCGAAACTGTGTATTGAGTTTGCGAGCCAGGTTGATGGCATGGCCTTTGTTGCTGAATGATACTTTTTTGTACTTGGGTCCAGGAAATTGAGTCAACATATTGCTGGTTTTCAAGTTTATGGGACTAGAATCAAAAAACACAGCCCACACACCTTCAGCAGCCAGAACTTGTTCAGCCTTGTAGGTTTGTTTATTGATGTGCTCAATCAGTACTGTAGGTTTGGGTCTTGACATATCTAACTCCGCGTTTATTTATGCCAATAACTATGCAGATTTAAAACTACCTCCAGTGACTTGCACCTCTACAACTTCTGCGCCACGGACTTGTTGTTCACGCATTTGTTCCAGTGTAATCAACAGTTTAGTGATGTCTGCATGCAAGTCCTTGGCATCACGCAAGGGCATGGTGAATTCGCGTTGCCCACGTGATTCGTGCGCCTTGATTGAATCCACAAAACGGTGTATGTGTAGACTCATTTTTTATACAAACGGTTTGAGATCAGGCGGTGTCCAGCCCACCGGTTTTAACACTTTGCCATCTTCACGCTTGCGTACTTTACCATCTTCACCAATCTTGGTAAAGTTTGTACTCATTACTTCTTTCCAAGCACCTTCAGCATCAAAGCCTGCTGAATGGATAGCACCGATTGTGACAACCAATATATCAATAAGTGCATCCAGTTGTTCAACTTCGTCGTCGGCCAATACAGCTTGATGCAGTTCTCCAACTTCTTCGTCGATCAGTTTCATGTACATTGCGTACTGAGCTAGATCAGATCCATCAACTGACTGATCGCAGGCCCGCATGAATTTTTCTTGATCACGAAAGGGATTTGTCACGTGCTGCCTCCTGGGTATGAAATGGACCTTGATATTGATAGCGTTCCAACACAATCAGCTTGGGGTTGCGAAGCAGTGTCCATGCACGATGCTGTTTCACAGCATACCAACCTGCGGCATACCATGATTTGCTTTTGTTTTCTTTGGTAAACAACGGTAACTTGTGTTTCACATCCCACATGGGATTAAATGCTCTGCATCCTGTTTCAAACCCATGCACTTGATCTGGTGCTGGTTTTGTGGTCTTTTCAGCAGGTGCAAATTCAATGTCTACTTTTTTACGCACCATGGGAATGGTTTTGAACCGACCCACTTGATCATTAATGCGCACAGTATAGCCGTCACCCTCGGCTTCTACTGCTCCAATCTTGCGATTGTCTTTTTTCAATATCCAATATTTTTTATCAATTACCGGTTTGGCTTCTATCATCTAATACTCCTTTGTATGTTTGATTCAACCAGCGACCTATGGCATCTGAATAGTCGCTGAGTTTGGTAAGTTCATACTTGCCACAGAATCGTAAAAAGTGCGCCCCCACCATGCCCACATCTTTGTGACTGATCTGCTCACGTATGGCTTCGTCTACTACGGCCTTGATTGCATCAGGCTGTGCAGTAAGATCAATCAAGATGCGATTGCGTTCATAGTCGTCCAAGACCTTGTGTTCGGCCTGCTCATGGTCGGACCAGCGTTGCAACATGAGATTGTTCCAGGCATAGCCACGCCGGTCACGATCTTCAAATGCTTCTGTCAGCCCCACTTGATTCTTGGTACCTTTCACACGCACACCAGGGTAGGCCGAAAACACATTGTCACCAGGATCACCACGCATGCACTTCAAGAACAGTACCCAGTTCTGGTAGTCCACAGGCGGCACAAAGTTGGCATCGGCTTTGCCAACCTTGATCTTTGAGTTGCTTTCAATGGTAAATGCCAAGTGTTTGCCTTTTGCGTCAGTAACACCCGTGGTACTGAACAAGTGATCGTTGATGCCGTTGTATAATTTGACGTTGGGTGCAATCAACTGCACAAAGTCTGAGTCACTGCTGACAATTACGTGTTCGTCTTGGGGGTGTAGTGCAATCCAACGTGCAATGATGTCATCTGCTTCTGCTGTGGCACAACGGACGACACTACAGTTGGTTCGTGTAGACAAGTATTTAGTAAGCTCATCATATGTTTCCCAGAACAGTTTGTCTTCTTCTGCTTCTGACTCACTCATCTGCCCACGTGCCACAGCACGATTGGCTTTGTAGGGTTTGTAGTGATCTTTGCGCCAGCTACGACCCTCTAATGCGAATACCACATGATCAGCACCAAGATCACGTGCTACTTTGTTTGCGCTCATCAACGTCAAGTGTAGGGCAAAGCCCAATTTGGTCCATGTGTCGGCAGCACGATGCGCTTGGTGCCGCGCACGGAAAAACATGTTGCTGGTATCAATCAGTAGGTAGCGCATTTGTGTTCACCAAGTTGTTTTGCTTGATGTATTGTAACACATAGTCAGCCCAAAAGCAATGGCCTTTGGCATCAAAATGGTAAGAATATGGTGTTACCCATCTAAAACCGTTGTTTATCAACACAGAATTGTAACTTAGGTCTTGACTGTACGGGCCAAGATAACTTTTACCAAAATCGTGTTTGTCTGGAATATCGCTGAATGTACTCCAGCCATTGTAAAACAAATGTTTTGCTTTTTTGTTTTCAAGCTCAATATGCAAGTCCCAGATTTTTTTATACCATTCTTGGGTCTTTGTCCAGTAATTGTGATCGGCTACATATTGTTTGTAGCGTAATTGTAAATCTTTTGGCACCCAGTCAACTCCGCTGGCATTAACCTGGTAATAGGTATCATTGTGTAACCACTCTTCACGTTCCCAAGTAGTCCACTGTATCACAACAAAAACGTCTGATAAGTCTGTTTGATTATCTAGCCATTGCTGTGTGGTCCTAAGTATCCGATCATTGCTGGATGCAGATTCTGCATCACATACCAAGTTGGCATCTAATTGTTCTGCAAGTCGGGTACACCAACTGGCTGCTAAGTTTAAAGGATGTGGACGTCGGTCTATTCCTGCACGACCATCATCCACAGCAAACGAATCAGGAACAACTGCTTCTGCGGCTGCTGTGTGGCTACACCCATTCACATATAATATCATCGTGGACTGGGACCACCTGTGTCATCTGCACCAGTTGGTTCCCATGCTTCCAGTTTCTTTTTCAAGTCTTCAGCTGTGGCCACACGTTGACGCAGTTCACTGCTGCTGAACGAATGATCGCGTCCATTAAAGTGTAATTCAATATCTCGTTTGTGACAAATCTCACGACCGGTGAATTCTCGACCTTCATACTCCACACCCAGTATGCGCACATCAATAGGCAGTATCAACAATAGATCTTCTAGATCTTTTTCTGTGTTGTACACCCAGACTTCATCCACATACTTGCAACCTATCAGTTGCAGTTGTCGTTCCACAATGCTTTGTACTGGTCGGTTCTTGTTGGGTCGATCCAAGGTGGGATCGTTTTGCAATGCACAGATCAGGTACTCGCATTCTTCTTTGGCTTCACGCAACATGGCTATGTGCCCAGCGTGTAACAAATCAAAAGTGCTGGCGGTAAAGCCCACACGTCTTCCATCCATCATGATATTTCCCTTAACTTATTTCGCTACGCCCATCACCAATGTCCCTGGTGCGAACATATTGTGCGCCAGAGTTGCGAATGGCTTGTTCTTGTTCCCAAGTTTCCATCACCACGTGTCTGCACACATTTTGAAACCACCGATCCACAATGTCCGAATCTGCGTCTGTGGGCTTCATCATGTAGCCGGCCTTGACCAAGCGGGCAATGAATATCTCATTCCAGTCCAGTTCAAATGCACCCTGGTGCAAGTTGTTGGGATCAATGTCCATGGTTAAGATAGCCACATAAGGTTCGTTTTTTTCTGTGGCCGTTTGCTTGGCAGTTTTTTCAGGTGCTTTAGGCACACGAATAACTTTTTCTTTTTCCTCTTTTGCAGGAGGTTTCTTTTTAAATCTATCAAAAAATCCCATTATTTGCCCCATCCGTTGCCCCAAAGGTCAACATGTAATCGTGGACTGTACCAGTAGCCACGCC